TGTCAGTTATCATCTTCGGTTACGGTTATCGGCAGAACGCCCTGCCGCTGACAAGAGCTTATTTGCCTGACCAATCTACTCCACATGATAGATAACTATCATTTATAGCATTTGGCTTATTATCCTTTATTTTTCATTGCGTTACAAACAATAAGCTCGTCAAAAACAGTAAAATTAACTACACCATTAACTACACCGTTCCACGAACAATATCGAACAACCACGAACAAAGATCAACACGCTTTAATCGTTATCGTTTTCCGGCTATCCGTTATCAAGCTGGTTGATGTGGTGCCACTTTTCCACCAATGGTGGAAAAGCCCACCAGCGCAACGCATTTTTTAATTTCGCGGGTATAAAAATTTGACGGGGCGGATAGTTCCATAAGTAATGGATTGCAGGAATTTCGATCCCCCTCCTGAATGCAATTTTTCGTATATATATATACAAAACAGTGCGGGTTATGCGGGTTAGCGGGTTATCTTCGCGTGCTAAGTATTTTTTATTCTTTAATATCAATACGTTAAAAAATGACGTGTTTAAATATTAGCCAAAACGTAACCCGCAAGACATTCAAAATAACCCGCAACCCCCCCCCAAATAACCCGCAAACGCATCAGGAAAGTGGGTCCAGTGATGCCATCGAACGGCTGAATCGGGTAACGTTCTGTTGCCGGGTTGTTGTTTGCGGGTCAGCAATACTGACGCGCAAAGTTAGTTGTATGTGGCTGTGCGTCCACCAGCTACGCCGGAATCGGGTATTCCGTTTCAACGGAACAGGTATGACGAACATGATCGCACCTTCTCCCGAAAACGGGTTTTCCTGTTTCGGGAAAATGGACACATGAAGCTGCATAGCGATTTTCACTATTCAGGGTCTGGCGGGTGAGTTTCTCAATTTCCGCAGTTGGTGGAAATTAAACGAATACAGCGAGTTAGAACAAGGTGACTAATGGTCACTCTGTTGCTGCGTCACCATATTGATGATCCAGCCCTGTAGTCGCGCCACTTTTCCACCAATGGTGGAAAAGCCCACAGCAGGCCGCCCAGCCTCCCCCAATGGGGGATTCTGGAAGAATCAACGGGTTAGGCTGGTTTCCCCGATGTTCGCCGCTGGCGAATTTCGAAAATATCAACCAGTTACGTTAACGGCTATGGTCTGACAAGACAAACCACCGGGTAAATCAGATAATTACAGCACCAGAATGTAAATTTATACTCTGCTTTAATATCAGTGGGTTAGGCCAAAGCCCGAAAAAGTGCTTTGTAAAAACTGAATACTGTAACTTTAACTTACGGTAATTGTTCTGCCTCGGTGCGCTCTCTTCCGTGGTCATTTCGACCATGCACCACACGAAAAGGGGGAGTGTTTATCACCTCCCCTTCGTGGTGATTTCCACCATGCAGCCATCGCACCGCCACGCAAAAGGGATTTACCACTACCAGCTATATCCCTCAAATCCACCAGCGCAACACAGAACGCATAAAACCATTACGATGACTCAGGACGCAAAACCACGTTTAACGTTGTTTTGCACTGAACCAGAATACTGTTCGTCTTTGTCTCGATGTCCGTACGCATTACGTACGCAGCCGCTCCGGTTTCTTCCACTGGTAAGTCTTTTTCTCGCTCTCCCGATACATCTCCACGCGGCGACGATATGACAACAACTCCAGAACTCTGATCCGTATGTCGCGCATATCCACGCCGTTAAGCTCAATACCATCACGGCGCATCACCTCAGCCACCACACGCGCGTAATTTTCAGCGGTGACAGTTTCCGGCTGCGTGGCCTCACGTTTGCCTGCTGCCGGGCTGATTCCGGTAACGCGGCGGATTATTTTTAGTAGTTCGGTTTCGCTCATTCTCGTCATACCCCATCAAACGCCGCAAGCCGCTCTTTGTGGCTGTCGCTTATATCAAAGGCAAAATCTTCATGCTCTGCCTGGAATGTGCCAAACGCCATCAGCGCCGCAACGCTCGGGTCTATCTTGTTGGATGATTTTTTCTTGTTCGGCTTGATATTGGCGTTCGCGTCACTCTGCATCACAACATTACTCATTGACCAGGCCAGCACCGGATCACCACGATGCACAATCACCTTCCGGTTAACAAAAACTTCGAACGATTTCGCCGCCGGACTGAAACGAAGGTATGTTTGCGGGAACGGCTCCACCTCAAATCCCGCGCCCTGTAGCTGCGTCCTCAGGTGCGTGGCGTTCCATGTATCGAAACCCACCAGCCTGATATTGAAATTCTCTGCATCCGCCATGATGTCATCACGGATACGGTCATAATCAATGCAGTCACCCGGTGTTGTGCGTATCCAGCCCGCCTTTGCCCACTGGCGATAGATGGCGCGGTTTTTATTGGCAGGGTTCTGTAGCTGAAATTCCGGCAGATAGTGACGGGAAACCAGCATAATCTTTTTACCGACCGGGAAGGCATAGCACACGCTGGAAATATCGCTGGTTGATGATAAGTCCAGCCCCGCGTAGCACTCCTGCCCGTATAAATCCGCCTCCGCGAACGTTCCGGCGCACTCCGCCCATGCACCGTTACCCATCCATGGCGTAGCCCCCTGACACCAGATGTTAAATCGCTTAGTAAGCATCTCCACCCACTGCGACGGAATACCCCGCGCTTTCTGGATGGTTGAGGCCAGTTTTTCACGATCGACGGAAACATCGATATTGGGATTCGCCTTTATCCACATCGCCGGATCGTCAACCTCGCTTTCATCATCCAGCTCGTAAATCAGCACGAACATGGATTCATTCACCTCTTCACCATCCAGTATCTGGCAGCAATAGTCATAGTGTTGTTTACAGGCTGAAACAACGTTGCTCCCCGATGTGGTGATGGCAAATAACAGCCCCTCCGGGCGTGCCCCCATTCCCAGTTCAAGCGCGGAATAAACCCCGTTGTCAGGGTGCAGGTGATATTCATCCACAATGGCGAGACTCGGGTTTGTCCCCTCAATGGTTGCCGCTTTTGCTGCCAGTGGCTTTAACAGGCTGTTGGTTTTCGGGTGTATCACCTTGTGCGCCTGAATATTTACCCGCTTTCGTAACGGTCGGGATAAAAGGCACATCTGACGCGCATCATCAAACACGATCCGCGCCTGATCACGACTCACGGCGGCGGTGTAAATATCCTGCTGCCCGTTTTCCATAACCAGAAACCAGTTAGCCAGGATAGCCGCGACCGTGGATTTGGCATTTTTTCGCGGTACTTCAATGAATGCGCTGGTGTATTTGCGCCGTCCGGTGGCCTTAACCTTAAAGCCCAGGATGCAGGCAAAGGCGAACTGCTGCCACGGCTCCAGCTCAATGGGGCTACCGCGCATTGCGCCTTTTACGTGCGGACACACCCTGGAAAAGGCAATAAACCGCTCCACGACCTCCGGATCGAACGTGTAAAGGGGGTTTTCAAGGTCAGAAAAATACCGTTTAACGGCCTGTTTCAGTCGTTTACAGGCCGTAATTTTGCCGTTTTTTACGCCTTCTGCGTACTCATGCCAGGTGGTCAAGCTCGTCCTCTTCCTCTGTTTCCGGTGGATTTCTGCGGCGGCTTACCGGGTCAAAACCCAGCAAAGAAGCCATTTTGATCATTATTCTTTCTGCGTCAGCCTTTGCGCTCAGTGCGGGGTTTCTGCTCTCGCTGCCCTGACTGTTAACAATGCTGAAGCCGCGTGTCGCAAGGTCTTCGACGGCTTTGCGGTATAGGGAGTAGTTAACGCAATACAGTTCCAGATTGCTCCAGTCGGCGGGGGTAAGGTCTTCCCGCCCGGATAGCTGGCGCGATTTTTCCTTCCACTGCCTGACCGCGATTTCATCCAGGTAAGCGGGGGCTTTTGGTGGTCTTGCCATGTTCTTTTTTCGCCCAATTATTTTCAAAAAAATTCCCGTGCACAAAAATTTGAGGAGGCGGTCGGTGTCCGGCATGGACGGTTTCGTCCTGAAAACCTCCCCCACCCCCTCTGACGGCCTCACCAGCGATTGCGAAAACATTCCATGACCTCGCGGTCACGGTCGGTTAATCGCTTCGCTGTGGTGCGTTCTGTGCGCCCTGTCCTGTTGGCTTTGTGCTCTGTCTCCTGTGTCTTCCATGTGTCACGCTGCCTTATCAGTCCACGTATCAGCCTGTTTTGCTCCTGTTCAGTCATCATCGCCATACATCCAGTCGTTACGGTGTGCTGCCCGTTCTTCCTGATCGCGATACATGCCCGCCTTACGGTTCGCTTTCGTGGCTGGATCTTCCCGTGTCGTCTTACGGTTGTGGCACGTCTGACACAATGCCTGGTGATTCCACTCAGGCCAGAAGAGAACATCACCGCCGCCATTGATGGGGATAATGTGATCCACCACAAAGGCTGGCGTATAAATACCCTCAGCCAGACAACGCACACATAACGGATTTTTTTTCAGGTACATGGCGCGGTATTTGTCCCACTGTCGGGAATACCCGCGCGCGCGGCGGTGTCCCCGTCTGGCATCCTCTGCACGCCATGCAGCCCGCCTGTGCTCTTCACACTTGCCGGACTTCACGCGCTTATTACAGCCCGGCTCAGTGCATCGCCTTAATGGTTGCCATGGCATCAGTACACCCCCACATCACGATAAACCGACCAGAGCGCGGAAATCGTCAGGGGAATTTCTTTTGTATCGGTATCGCCAAGCGTTGTCCGGTACTCGTACAGTTGCGAGATGTACATCAGGCAACCAATTTTTATTGCAGGGGTAAATTCCAGGCCGTCATCAAAACGCCTGCCAATATGCTTCTGGCATACCTCCAGCGCCGCACTTATGTATGCCTGAATCAGTGTGTCTTCTGTGTTACCATCTATGCGGCAGTGAAGTTTGGCCTCTTCCAGGGTTATTTTTTCTGCTGTCATTTTTCTGTACCCACCTTTGCCAGAATTTCCAGCCGGGTTCTTTTCGCATCAGGTAAGGGGATCCCGATGATATTAAGCGTGCTCCCGGCAAAAGCGCCGGTAAGCACTTTCAGGCGACTGGCGGCGGATATGTCGCCACGATAGCGAACCCATACCCGAATCGTTGCAGGTGCGGTTTCTGCGCCTGCGGTCAGTAATTCCCGTCCGCTGATCCCCTTGACCTCTGCCCAGATGGTTTCCCCTTCCGTCCATATCTGCTGGATCGCACCTGACGGCAGGCGCTGTGTGGTAAATGTCATAATCGTCACCCGGTCCCGCATCTTTCCGGCTATCATTCGTCACCGCCCTTACTGTTCTTGCTGATTGTCACTTCCTGCTTCCATGCCTGGCTGAACTCGTCGCCACCTTCACGCGGCGGCATTCCCTCACGCTCACGGGCTTCGTTCGGATTCATGATCCCGTTCTTAATCCCTTTCTCATACGTGGCGTAACGTTCGGTAGGGGTGGCGCGTAATAAATCGGCTGAATCAAACTCAACCAGATAACGGGTACCAGGTACGGGAGAAGCCACCAGCAAAGCGGCCTTGATTTGCTGTTCGAAGTTCGCCAGCCACGGGCGCATTGTCATGGTCAGAAACGCACGGCTTGCCTCGCTGAAATTGCTGTAGGTGCTGTTGCTGTATTCCTGCAGAAAAATAGGCGATACGTTGAACATGCGGGCGATGTCTTCAATGGAGAAGCGACGGGAGGCCAGCCATTCCGCATCCTGGTTACTCATTCCCAGTTGCTTGTAATCCATGCCCCCTTCAAGAATTGGCGTTTTTCCGGCATTTTTCGCCCCCTTGTAGCGTTCCAGAGCATCTAATGCCTGTTTACCTTTCACGCCGTCCAGCCATTCACCTGACGTGATAATCCCTGCCGCCATCATGCCATCTTTCATAATGCTGGCTCCGTGGCGCTGTTGAGCAAGACCAAGCCCCAGCGCCTCACGGCAAATCGTGACAGGGGAGCGCCCCAGAAAGCCATCATCCGAGGCATAGCGGAGATGCAGAACTTCTTCCTGTAAATACGTGCGCACCGTTCCTGTATAGGGTTCGGTGATGGTATAGCGGTATTTGTGTGCGCCTGTGCGTTCCGGTACAACACACCCCGGCGCATAAGGATGAAGTGATTTTGGCTGTCCGTCCCGCCCCCACTCAATAACCGCATAGGCGTTACCGTTCAGCAGGCAGTGACGCATCATTGTGCGTTTAAACTGGTAAGGTGTCTGGCATGAATTAGGCTGCTCATTCAGCAGAATATCTACCGGGTGACTGTCCAGCCATTCCCGCGCCTCTCTGCCCTTATCATTGCGTACAAGATACAGGTAACACGGCATCGTGGCCACCGCCTCAGAGATAACAGAAACCGCGTTCATCACAGCAGGCAATGATTCAGCCGTCCCGGCAGAAACATATTCTCCAGATCCGGTATTTGGTACGCCGGACAGCGCCAGAAAATCATCAATGGACAGGTTACGCTGCTCGCTTTTTTTACGACTAAAAGGCCACCACATATCACAACCCCGCCAGCTCAGCCCAGCGATGACGATTATTTCCTGTCGGACGTAATTCGGGGTGCTGTGCAAACAACGAACGGTGGGCAATCTCCACGCCAGATTCTGGATAAGCAGGCATCGACGTTATTGTGATTTCTCGGAGTTCAGCGGCGGTTACGGTACGCAGATACGGTTTTTGCGCGATACTCCACTCCTCGCATAATGCGCGAAAACCAAAGCTCATTCCTGTAATGTCGCCACGCTCCACCAGCGTAAGCACATCTTTTCCAAGCTGGGTATCCGGCGGTGTCAGCTCAAAACGTAACCCGGTGTTATCCTCAGTCAGTACCAGAGTGCCGGATTTGGTGCGCCCCAGCAGTTGGGTATAGTCATGCTCATACAGGCAGCGCACATCATTACCCGCCGCCAGATAGTCAGCAAAAGCCCCCGGCGTGAACTGTTCGCGGAATTCGTCCCAGATAATTTCTGAAAGGCTGTTCCAGCGAACGGCATAACCCACCAGCTTTTTATTGCTGGCGGTCAGTTCAGATGTGCGGATTTCAAAATCGGTGTTTTTCATCGGTGTACTCCATAAAGCTGAAAAAGGAGGCCGCAGCCTCCTCCTTACTCATGACTAGCCAGCTTTCATTTCCAGAATTTTGATGGCGTTTGAATCCACCACACCACCGCCCAGATATTTATCCGTGTGGACCTTGTAGAATCCGGGTTCAGTAATGTTGTCCGGTCGGGTGCGAATCCCTGTTACATGATCAACGATGAAATAACCACGACTGAAATCGCCAACCGCCAGCGGTGCTTTTCCTGCGCCGATGTCCGGCATGGACTCCAGGCAGTAAACAGGACGACCAAGCAACATATCCGGCGCACCTTCTTTAAGGCTGTCGCGCCAGATATAATCGCCGTTCTCATTTTTCAGCTTCTGTAGTGTCCCTGCCGTGCCCGAGTTCATCACCCAGACGGCATTTTTGCGGTATTTCGCTTTCAGCCTGTAGAGAATGTCGATCAGTTCGTCCGCTGTAATGGCGGTTCCACTTGCCGCTATCATTTTTTCAATGGTGCCAAAAGCGCGGGTTTTGTCACTGGTCGCTGCACGGGTGTAAGCCATGAAGCCTTTCGGCTTGCCGTTACCGTCGCCATTAACAAAATCATCCTCTTCGGTGCTGGCGAACGTGTCGGCAATTTCGGAGGATAACCAGCCCAGAATATCCACCTCTGAAAAATCCAGAATTTCCTGCGTGGTTTTCGGGTAGGCGTAGATCGGATTCAGCTTGATGGTTACGCGTTCAATTTTCGGGGTGTTGGTTTCGCTGCGCGCGCTGCCTTCTGTGCCTCTTCCTACAGTTGCGCCGCCAGTGGAAACCAGTTTCTGAAACTCATTTGATTTTGCGGTCTTCACGGTCGCGATCACGCGCATAACACTGTCATCCTGTAGCTGGCGCATGACTTCGCGATCAAGCTCAGGAATTACGGTATATCCGCCATCCCTGCCGCTGTCAGTGCTGGTGGATAGTGATCGCACATCTCCGGTTACGATGTAGTTACGCAATTCATCAGATGATAATTTCCGGATGCCCGTTCCTGGCTTGCTGCGTTCTTCATCAGCCACAGACTCGAGGCGGGAAATTTCTGTGCCGAGGGAATCGGCTTTTGCACGCAGTTCATCAAACTGTTTGCCCTCGTCATCGTTCAGGCTACGGTTTTCACTGTCGGCTTTTTCCAGCAGGGATCGCATCTGGTTTTTCAGGGCGTTTTTTTGCTGGCGGAGTTCGATTAATTTCTTCATGAAGGTTTTCTCGTATTGGTTAAGATTCAGGACGTGAAACCAACACGGAGGGAGCGCCGCCCGACACTCTCGGCATCTCGCAGATCAACCCGGCATCGCGCAGGGGTCAGGCGGCATTGTGGCGGCTCACGTCTGAGTGCCACACGCCAACATATACATAAAAATCAGTATGTAAACATCAGCCAGAATCACCGAACAATCTGGAACAACCACGAACAAATAATTTACAAAACCTGAAAAAAAGACCTGAAAAAAAATCCAGGCCTTTATCGCTTTATTGTTTCACTGGATCCCGCATTCTGCGTCTTATTTTCCACAGATATTCGATCATCGCTTCCACCTGCTCACGGTTGGTTGCGAAAATTTCCCCGGTCAGTGAGCTGCGCAGAAAATCATGATGATCCACAACAAACAACGCATCGGAAGAAAGCAGACGGCGATATTTTTTTGCTGTCGTGGTTTCCAGATCATCAAAACCATGAAACTTTTTATGTTGCTGAACTTCTTCAAATGTCACAGGCATGTTTCCTCCTGCTACCACGATACCAGAAACAGTTAATAACCGTTATCAATTATCCCTTTTTTTTTCGGGTAGTTCCTGAACATCTCACCGCCAGGTTTCTGTAAGCCCATCCCGGTATGTGTGCGGTTTATGGCCTCTTTCAGTATTCCGAAATTATCCGGCATGACTGGTGGGCGCGCTGCCTTACGGATACATTCCTCGCGACGCTTTGCCACCTGTTCGCGCTCCTTGTCAGTGCTCACCAGCCACATAACATCAGCCCAACGTGCCGCCGCTCTCCGGTACAGCCCTTTAGCCTCCAGTTCTTCCGCTTTGCTGTCTTTAATCATGCTGTACCTCACTGCTTAAAACGGTATCCCGTCCCCGTACGGATCATCGTGCTGGCCTGTCTGTTGTTTTGCCCTGTTCAGTGCGTCAGTGGCCTGGCCCTGTTGACCTTTTTTGCCGCCCGGTCGCGCCGTTCGCGCACTGATTACGCTGTCTGCAATAACCTGCCAGCCCTGCCGCGTTTCGCCGTTCTGCCCTGTCCACTGGCTTACCTGCATGTTACCCGCCACGCTCACCAGTTCGCCTTTGCGGTGTTTTGCCAGTGCGTCGGCCTGTCTGCCAAACGCCAGGACGGATAACCACATCGTCGCCGTTCCGTCATCTGCCTGGCTGCATGGAAGGGGAACCGCCATACTCACCATCGCCATTTGTGTCCCCTTGCTGGTGGTCTTTAACTGCGGGTCAGCCACCAGCCGACCGTAAGCCGCTATCTGTGCTGTCATGCTTTCTGCTCTCCGGTTTTAACGTTGATAGTTACGCTTGTTTAAACCCTTACTGTGAAATTCTGCGGGTTATAATCGCACTTTTGCGGGTTATAACTGCCGTTTTGCGGGTTACGTGCGGGTTATTGATTTCCTTTTTATTCATACAGTTAATGCACTTATACACAGGATAACCCGCATAACCCGCAACTTTTCACCTCACACAGGGGGTTAATCTTCTGCCTCAGGCTGGAACATCAGCACGTAAAAAACATGCTGCTTCCCCCCAATTTTGCCGAGCGCCTTTTTCTTGTAACGGCGATCGTTACCCGCTTCCAGCATTCCGGCAGCACTCAACGCGCGGGCAAAGTGAGACGGATTAAATCCCTGTGCTATCTCACCCTCAAACACATGCGGGAACGTGTAAAAACGGAACTCGTCATCTTCGTTTCTGATACTCCCCTTTCTGTATCCGGCAAGCTCTTTAATCGGTAAATCACGCTCGTCAGAGTTGGGCCAAGGAAGGTATCTGCTGAATCCGAACGACGCTAAAAAAGCCTCTGCCTGTTCAACCATCTGTTTAAACTCCCTGTTCCCCGTGCCGAACTCCTTCACCCAGGCATTAAAATTATGCTGAATGGCATCGCGGCATTCCTGCTCATCCCAGCCAGTAACATGACCGGAAAGTACAAGCGCGGCCTCCAGTATGGCGAATCGTTCCCCCACACGGTGAACCTGTTCGCCGTAGCTCTCCGGTATCAGGTTGCGCCACCGCTCGCGACATGCCCTTACCGCGTCCTTTGCCTCCTGCTGGTGTTCTGCCAGCCATTTAACCCACTCACGACCTGCCGCCCCGTGATTTTCTGTCCAGGCATCTTTTAACGCGTCTGCGTGCGCCTTTCCGGTGCTGTATTCGTGAAACTGCGAGGCCTTTTCCATCGGCACGTTAAGCAGACGGACAAGCTGCCCCGCTTTAATTTTTATCCCTTCCGTTTTGAGGAATGTTTCAACGTCCATTTCTCCGGTGCTGATTGCCACCGTGCGCCAGTGTTTTATCTCCCTGTTGCCGCCGTCCTTCGCCCCCTGTAATTTCCCCGAACCGTTAAACAGCGTATAGGCTGACGTGGACACCTCCCGCGCGTTTCCGGCCTGGCCTATTTCATCCAGGGGTAACAGCCCGTCATTATGTGCTTCGGCCTCGTTGGCGATACCTAACGCCGTTCCGTACCAGGTCAGCCGTTGCGCGTCCGGCTCTCCCCATAAACTGGATGCGATGTTCTGTGTGGTGGTTTTCCCTGCTGATGACTGTTCGAAAAGATGTACCCCGAAGCCGTCAGCACCCACCAGCCCGATTAATGGTGCTGATAACGATACCGCCACACCCAGCATCATGGACGGATTACCACCAGCCAACCGCGCAACGGTATCGCGCCAGCCCTCCGCCGTTCCTGCCTCGGAATAACCATTAACAGCGGCAGTTTTTCCGGTAAACAGGACTGGCTTTTCGCAATCACCAATGACCGAACCGTCCGGCATGATGTACGCGCCAAAATGCCAGCCCGTTGTTGTGCTTAACTGCCATTCCTCATGGTTTCCGCTTAACTGCATCCAGTCAGCCAGGATAGCCCTGTATTTACCGTTGGTTGTCACATTCAGTCCGTGGTCTTTCAGCAGCCGCCAGCCGTCACGGTCGCCAATGCCCCCACACGGGATCGCCATTGTGATGACTTCATGGTTTGCTGGTTTTTTCCAGCGCATCACGCGGTAATGCTCTTTGCCGATTGTCCCCGTTCCCAGTAGTTCAAGCGGGGAACATAACCACGTCTCAGGCCGGATAATTTCGCCTGACTGCTTATCCACTTTTGGCGTTACCCAGAAAACACCATCGGCACGGCTTTCAACGCGGGGCTTTAATTCATCATCACCCGGGCTTGTGGTGGTTTTTTTCTTTACCGGAAGCTTAATTACCAGATCTGCAGAAAGATTCTGACGCTCAACGTTCAGATAGCGCCGCCAGTTCTCACATTTCTGACCGTGCATTCCTTCAGGGTAAAAATTCGCATCCTGAATATCTGCCGCCGCCAGCTTCTGACCGATCTTTTTGGTCTCCACTAAATCCAGTTCTCCGGCCTGGTACAGCCTTACGCGTTTTTTCCCATCCGGAACAATTTTCAGCGCATCAAGTTCGGCAAGCTGATTTGGCCCAAGCCACACAGGCGGCACATCATCGCCAGATGCGGGGCCGTCCTGCTCCTGCCACTGTTTTGCATGTGCCCACGCATCACTACCCGCGAAAATAATTACCTCTGTGTCTTTGTGTTTTATTCCGCGTGGTTGTTTTTTTACGTTCGGTGCCAGTTTCATTTCTTACCCCCTGCGACCAGCATTTCACGGATTTTGCGGATATAGCTTGCTGCACGTTTCTGATTTACGGCTTTACGATGGCCCACCAGCGTGAAATCACGCCGGAACTGATAAACAGGCATCACGCAGTCATATTCGTAGCCATCACGGCGGTAAGTGATGCGCCGTTCTGCCACGCCTTTAATCGTTACCATGCCGCCATATTTATCGCGGTAAATATCGCCGTTCATAAATTCAGGACGAGCGGGGCCGCTGGCGGTAAAGCCAGAATTTTTATTTTTCATGGTTTTTATTCCGCGTTTATTTTTTTATCGTGAATTTCGATCGCTTTATTTAATTCGACGATTACCGTATCGAGTAATGAAATAAACGCACCAGCAAGATTAGATTCACGCTCATCTTCCGGCGCATCACTTAAACCATCAAGCCAGATAAGAAATATTTGCCTCAAACATTCACTGTTAGTCAGTGCGTTTTCTGCATGGCTCATTGATTTAAAATAACGGTCATCATGCATGGCGCACCCCCTGACGAATACGGGCAGTAAATACCATCACGCAGCCATCAGGAGATTGCTGGCGAGCTTCCTGTTCGCTGGTGGCCTCGATGGTAATCACGCGCGGTTGTGTCGTGCTCAGAGCGATAAAACGCCAGATGTATTTATTCAGGTTGTGCGAGTCCCGCCCTTGCGGGTGTGTGGTATGATTTCTCATAGCTGCCTCGATACTCTCGTTATCGTTGGTGGTTAGACGCCCCGTATGTGTTTCCGGCACTGCGGGGCGTTGCTCTTTGTATTTCAACAATCCTTTCGGTGTGTTTCATGTTATGAGCGCATGAAACACACGTCAAGGCTTTTTGTATTTCTTTTTTTGTGTATACTGAAACACACCGATGATTAGGAGTTTCAGAAATGGCAACGGCTAACAAAAACGCAAAATCACAACTGACAACTGTCAGAGTCCCACTAGATGTTATGCAAGGGATGGAATCCGTTAAGCTGGACGGCGAAAGCAATGCCGGATTTATCGTAACCGCCATGCGCGGAGAAATAGCCCGCCGCCAAGCAGAAGGCAGCGGAGAAAATCCCCTTGTGTCGTCACTGGATGCCCTGGCTAAGGTCGAACAAATCGGCATCAAAGCAGCGGAAGAAATCGGGCAGCTTGTCACCGTTGCACGCGAAGAACTCCAGCGTCGCAAGACCAAAGAACCAGAGTAATCACCATCAGCGCCGTGGTGTAAGGTATTACGGCGCATTGCTATGCAGGACAACACAATGACCGATAAAGAATTGACCAAAACATTATCACCGGCACGGAAAAGACGGCGCAGAAAGATAGAGCATGAATCAGAAAGATTCGCGCCATGTGCTTTTGCTCTTGAGAAATTCCTTAAGGAGCACAAGAAAAAGCTATCATTGCAAACCTGGGAGCTAACCGAATCTGACTGATCACATTGCCCACCAGCCAGCAAATCGCTATGATGTTCGGGCTTATGTTTAGTGTTTTCCCATTGGCGACCGCCCCCGGTCGCCTTTGTTTTATGTGCCATATACTCCCCCTTTACGCTGCCTTACCTGAATTAATGCGATCCCGGCTTTTAACCCATTCCATAACCTCGGACAGCAGCCAACCAACAGAACGACCGCCCAGATTAAGACGTGACGGAAAGCATCCTTTTTTCTCCAGTTCGTAGCGTGTAGTGCGACACACTCCAGTTAACTTACGACATTCATCCTCACGGATTACGCGATCTTCATTTATTTCACGCATACAAAAACCTACATAAAAATTACGTATATAAACTTTTCTCTTAGCTGTAGATATATGAGATCGGATATTACTTAGATTCTTTTTCACCTCTTAAATTAAAAACACAACCTTGCTAAAGGCTTTGTTCGCTAAGGTTCGTAGAAGCTCGTTAGTGTTTAAAATCGTGTCACGAGTTTTTAAGCGACGCAACAAAAAATGTCGTCATTTGGCATTACGCTTGAATTATCTCATTAAAAACAAATAGATAAACCATCAGGTATTGGAACAATCAAGAAATAGCTAATAAGGGTTTAGTAGGGTGCATTTCAATTTTTTCGATGGTTGACAAATAAAAAATTAACGAACTTGACCGATATTTAGCGTTTTATTCACGGCTGTAATCTCTTAAAGAAAAAACAGCCGTAATTTGTCAAGAATTTTGGGTGTAAATTCGCGGGGTCATAACAACGATTTTTTCATCATTGTTCTGGAGAAGCTCGAGACGGTCTACCCATAGATTAAGAGCATCACGTTTTGCATCAAGATAACGGGAGTGGTTATAGACTCGCTGCATCCCTGGCATCTGGTGGGCTGTAAGCTGCTCGACAATATGCGGATCCACGCCTAAATCGTTCAGCATGGTTGTAAATGTGTGCCGGATGTCATGCAACGACCAGGGGGCTTGATTAATGCGTCTGTGTGCCGTTCTTCCGTACTCTGATACGGATGATTGCCCTTTCAGTTCTCCAAGCAATAAGCCCGTGTGCCTGTTCTTCTGCACCAGCTTCGTGACGAACGGCAAAATGCTTTCCGGTATTGGCCTGAATATGGCGACCTTCGTTTTGCTGTGCTCCTTCGGTACTGTCCAGAGCATTTCTTTAAAATCCCACTCCTGCACCTCAGAGCGCCTTAGCTCAGTGGTACGGCATCCAAAAACAATCAGGAGGCGAATTAGGGCGCTGTAGTATGGCGGGAATATTTTGTCATCCAGGGCGCGGAGTAATTCCCCAAGCTCCTTATTTGTTAGTACGCGCTCGCTCACTTCTGCTTTTTTTCCCACATCACCGACAACCATATCATCAAGAACGTTGCTGATTGCGTATCGTCGTTTTCGGCAGTACTTAAGCGCCTGTTTGCATACCTGTAGCAAAAATCCGGCTGATACCGGATTACGCTTAGCAAGCTGGTCAAAACAGGCCAGCCAGTGGCGTAGCTCGCATTTTTCCAGTGGCATAGCGCCAATCTGGCTAATTATGTGTTTATTGATCCGGCTTTTCAGTGATTCGTAGTCAGTGCGCTTTTCCTTTGCGTACGATTCAAGCCAGTAAGTGAGCGCTTCCTTAACCGTCACGGGGGCTAACGCATCCTGTACAGCATGATTAAGTTCATAGCGCGGATTTTTCCCCTCAGCCAGCCAGGCGCGACACTGTGCCGCTTTTTCCCTGGCAGCTTTCAGGCTCAGATCGGGATAATTGCCCAGCCTCAGACGTTCCGGTGATATCTGCCTACCAGTTCCGGCCCTGTAAGTGAAATACCAGGTTAACAGGCCATTGATTGAATGCCTTACGCTAAGGTTGCCACCATCATTAAAAAAGGTGCTTTTTGTGGTTGGTGATCCGCTTAATTTTCGTAAAAGAGTGTCGCTAAGTCTATGAATTGCCCTGCTCAT